ATCGTAGGCGTAATTCAACCAGTCTTGATTCCCTACAAAAAAGCTGTTGCGGTTATAGAATACATTTCTTTCGTATGCGTCCTGTGCAGTCGGTTCACCAGACGTAAATACTTCACCGGATGGGTCTGGGTCGGTGTAAACATAATTAAAATACCACACTCTGCCCTCAGTTGCCTTGAAACTTTTGAACCTGTCAAGATGCACCGCAGATTCAAAAAAATCAAATGTTTCAACGCCGGAAACTGTCGTGCCACGGTGTTTGCAGTTCTTTTTAAGCTTTTTATACTCAAATTTTCCATCCCGGTTCATCCACCCAAAAACATTGTTTTGCAGACATAAATCTTCCAGTATATTTGCCACATTCATTTCAGAAGAGTTGGCGGTATTTGGTACATATGCACTGTCATATTTGAGTTTTACATCGACTTGTTCAATACCAAGATACTTAAATAAAGCGTCCCTAAATTGCTTCTGTGTGAACACCATTTGCTTGTCTTTTGTGTTGTTTTTATACCACCATGCAATATCGGTATTTCGCAATTTATACAGATAATCGTATGCCACAATGGTACGAACAAACGAATTTGCATCACGTTCTCCTGTCGCAATTTCGCCAGTGAAAATCTTGATTTCTGTTCCTTTGCATTCAAGATAAACCTCGATTTTTCCAGACGGATAAGTGGTTTCATCTGTCCCGACAAACTGTGGATGATAACATTTGAACGTGATTTGATTGGATATGCAGCCACCAAAAATGAAGTATGCTTTATTGCACAATGACTCCTGTAATGACAAGGAATTGGACTGAATATGTTCATTTGTTAAGTCCTCAAATTCACCATTTATCCAATGCACTTTTACGTTGATTGGGTCGGTATTATCTTCGAATGGATTCGTCCCATCCTTGGTTACTTTGATTTCAAATTCATCATACCCAATAAACGTTTCTATGCCGTTAATTTCAGTTTGATAAGACACTGTGATGGTTTTTGTTCCGGCTTTAGAACTGTCAAAACCAGAAATATCATAATCTGTAATTTCTTTCTCGGTTCCGTCCTGTCTTACTGCCGCTACAGTTAACCCGGTTGGGTCGAACGATTCCCCAATTCTATAATAAATCTTATTTGGGTAATGAGAAATACGGATTCCGACAGTATCAGGAACTACTTCAACGGTAAACATTGCAGTAAACGACTGATATGTAACTGTAATAGTCTTTTCTCCTGCTTCACTACTATCCAAATCAGACACAGTATATCCGTCTGTTAAAACTTCTTTTGAGCCATCTGTCCAGACTGTCGAAATTAGCATCCCAGAAGTGTCTAGTGTATCTCCTTTGGAATATTCTACTTTAGTTGGCAAAGCCGTGATTTCTATTTTGATGATCTCTATGACTACAATATCAAAGGTAGTGGATTGTGTTTCGTAAGCTACATTAACAGTCTTAACTCCAGCGGTTGACATATCTGGATTTGATAATGTATAGCTTGTTGTTTCTTCTACTCTTCCATCGTCATAAGTTACGTTTACAATCAATCCAGAGCTATCAAATTCTTCCCCTTTTTTGTATTTCAGCTTATGCGGCAATGAACTAATCTCAATTTTGACAAGTTGAACTTCCACCCATTCAACTGTTGCGTTTGAGGCTGACCAAGGAGAACCAGATATAGAATCTTTTGTTTGGTTAATTTTAATCGTTATACCAGAATTACCATCGAAAGCACCACTAGCAATAGTTTTTACATTTTTTCCAATATATACTGTTTTTAATTTGGAGCAAGCTTGGAATAGTGCGTTTCCAAGTTCTTCTATTGACAAGTCATCTGAAATCGTAAACGTTTCAAAGCCACATTTACTAAAACAATAATCTGGAATTTTTTTAATCTTATTAGATAATTCTATCGAATTTAGTGAGGTACATTCGCTAAAAGCATTTACACCAATTTCCGTAACACTATCCGGAATAACAACATTGTTCAGAAGACCGCAACTGGCAAAGCAGGAAACAGGAATACTTGATATGCCTTTCCCTATTGATACGGATCTCAATTCTGAACATGTAGCAAATTGACCAGTGCCATTCCATTTTACAGTCCCGTTTAAAGCCAACGTTTCGATGTTCTTCCTGTTAAAAACATTACTATAAATAGTACCTCCGCGAATAACTAGATTTTTTGCAGAAATATTATATATAGTGCCCCCTTCGCCAGACGATGCAAATATTGCATCGTTGCCTCCTATTTCCAAGTTTTCAAGAGTGCCCCCTTGGAAACAATATGGCATACTCTTGAGTGTCGATGGAAGAATCAAATTTTTCAACGAAGAACAACCACAGAATGTACTTCCCCCAATTTCTTCGAGCCCTTCGTGAAATGTCAATTCTGACAGATTCGGACAGTCGTTAAAGCAACCACTTGAAATTTTTACAAAAGATTCTGAAAAAGATAAAGATGTCCCTAGATATTTATTGAAGTTACCGACACCAATTTCAGATATATCATTTCCAAATACAAGATTTTCTAAGCCTGAAAATCTACTACCGAAATTACTCGAAATCTTAGTAATGCCGTCGCTAAATACAATCTGCTTGCATCTTGTGTATAATGAATTTGGACAGGCTATACCTTCTGCATTGTCAGATAAGTTGTTATTAAATTCGCCGGTTCCTAAAATACTCAATATATTTGTTTCGAGATCGAATATTGCAGTTACATCATCTTTAGTAGGCGTTCCGATTTTCACCGAAAAGGAATCTAAAACTTTTGTTGAAACGGTCGTTGACACTCCAAAATACTCAACCGTTATCAGTAACGAGCCCGGTTCTGCGGCCACTACATTATTAACTGTATATCCACTTGTTACATACTCGAAGCCGTCCGAATATGAAACAGTTATGCTATATACGGATATATCTGTAGTTTCTCCAACAAAGTATGTGTCTGATGAATAGTTTCCGCCAGTTATACTCAATGGTTGCATAATTGTAACATCGAACGTAGTTGTTAATATTCCATAGGTTACCGTTATCGTATTTGTTTTTGGAGAACTGCTGTCAAACCCAGAATATGTACAATCCTTTGTAACATCTATAGTGTTTCCATCACTTGCCGTTGCAGTAACCACAATGCCCGTAGAATCAAATTCTTTTCCTATGTGATAATTTACCTTGGTTGGCATAGTCGTTACTGATATGGCGGTAATGGAAGCTTCTGAGACAGAAATCTCAAATGTTGTCGTCTTGCCGGATGCAGTAACGGTTATGGTCTTTGTGCCTGCGGAACTGCTGTCAAAGCCCGATAATTCGTAATCTGTGACACTGACTGTTTCTCCTGTGCTTGTTGTTCCAGATATTGCAAGTCCAGTTTTATCAAACAGCTCTTTCTGATAATATGTGGTCTTATCTGGCATTTTGGAAACAGTTATGCTAGCGATTACTAAATCAGAATATTTTTCATAAGTAATCTCCTGAGATACGCCTGCATTTTTGACTAGAATCGAAATTGGCACTGTGGATGATACAGAAATATTCAGATTAGTTGTGTTATTTCCATCAGTGATTGATGATGTACCGGTATATGAATTATTTGTCGGAACTTGAATAACATTGATAAATAATGTCTGTCCCTCTATCAAGAATACTTCGTATTTCAGCGCATATGATGAGGATGTACTTGAATAATATACATATCCCTCAACCCTGATTTTAAGGAATCTTTTTCCTGATGTGAGTGTCCCCTCTTGACGGTAAACATAATAAATCGCACCATCCCTACGCCAGATTTTGAGTTGTTCGGCGTTTTGCCCGAATCCGATGAAATTATTCCCAGAAACATATATGGTACTGGCGGTCTTTCCTGCATAAGTAAACCAATCAACGCCTGTAACGTTAATTACATCATCATCATGTTTCGTATTGCTAACAATAGCAGTCATCCCGGTTGTCGTATTCAATAAACTGTCAAAAGATACTGTATCTGCCATAATCATCCTCCCGTTTATCTAAAATAAAAGAGCACATGAGCTGTGGCACCCATGCACTCTGGTTGTTAGTATTCAATCAGTGCGATTCTGATTTTGTTATATAAAATGTTATTTCCTACAACTCTGATAGGTTTATACTCAATATCAGGCATATAAAAAACACCTGTCTTGTAGGTGTTTTCTTCGTCATCCCAGTATGTAACTTTGTACTTCCGCTGCGCCTTATTGACTAAGCCTGATTTGAAAACAGACTGCATTTTAATTTTGTCCGGTAGCCACATCGGTCGCGTGTTGAAGTCTATTTTGGTCTTAAAATTTGGGCTTGTGTCTCTGTGCAAGAGATTGTTTAAGTCTCTGTACGCTTCTATCTCTGTTCGCTGATTCGGGGTTGCGGAGTAATCATCATATGCTAAGAATTTGTTCGGGAGAACGCTTCCCCCGAACTTTAAAAAATAACCTTGGAAACTGCTTCCTGAAATAAAGTCACTCATTCTATCACCTACCCTTCAAACAGCCCGTAGCCATTACGGTTTCTGAACTGCTGATTTTCTTCTTTCAGATACCCAATCAGATGTCCGTCTGCGTAGATTGCCATGCCGTTCAGGGCGTTTTTGACCGCCTGCCCGATCATCTGGTTATTGTCAAACATGTTACTGCTGATTGCCATGACTTCTTTCCGAATGTCGTCCACAAAATCATCTGTATCGACAGACATTCTGCTTTTTACTTCCTGATAGGCCGTACTCTTTGTGATAATGTCTGCGGGTGATGCATTAATCTTTTGCACTTCTGCGCTTATATCGTTGATGGTTGATTCGACTTTTGGAAGCATATTCTGCATACCGATTTGGAAGCCCTCAACAGTGAATCCACCGAGTTCCATCATTACCTGTGACGGGCTGTGGATTTTAAGAACTCTGCGGAACGTATTTGATATATTTTGCGCGATTTTTTGCACGTTTGCATAAAGCTGTTGTGCCGCGCCTACGATTCCATTGCTTAAGCCGATGATAGAGTTCCAACCGACATTATACAGGTTTCCAATAGAATTACTGATTCTGGTTCGGATTCTTCCAAACCATGTGAACGTCGAAGAAAAGCCCGGCTCTAATCCATTTTGGAATCCTTGTCCGCAATATTCTGCAAGCCGTTCGAACCATCTTGATGGAGAATGAGAATCAAGAGACTCTTGTGCTCTCTTCTTAACATAATCATCAAATAGGCTCTGAGTTGCAGTACCGAGTATGCCTTTTTGACTTTCGTATCCCTGTAAAATTCCTTTTACAGAATTTTCTCCGATTTCTTTTCCGCTAGTTTTTGCTGTACTTCCTGCTTCTAAACTTGCGGTTGTAATGGTTTCGTTTAACTTTCCAGTAAGTTGACTACTATTCTGCATAATTCCATCACCGCATGCAACAATCTGATTCTTTCCAAGTTCTGCAAATAATTCAAATCCAGAATTATTATCCAGAACGCCGTTGATTGCCCCCTGTAGGGTTGAATCCATTGTACTTTGCAGAGTGCTTTCGTAGTCAGAAATACCTTTTCCAAATTGCACCATCTGTCCATTTGCTAAAGTGTAGTAGCCGTTATCGTCTGGCTCCAATCCTTTTGCAATTTCCTGATAAATTTGCAATGCCTTTTCACCGAGAATCTGTTTTCCGTTTTCCCAGATACCGCCCATCTGGTCTATTGCATTTGCTGTATCTGTTACCAGAGTCGCAAAGTCAACAGTTTGAATAAGGTTCTGGAATCCCGTAAGCTGTTCTGAGATATCCTCAAATGAGACATTATTAATCCGGTCAGCCATATTTGAAAACTGATTAGAGGATGTTTCTGCTGTGTCTCCAAGGTCTTTGACTGGTTCATTTACTCCTGCTATCGCATTTTCAAA